GCGACATTTATTACATAAATGGGATAATTTGTATGTTCCTTAAAATAACAGTTTTCAACATTAAGAATAGATTCATTTGATGTTTGGAAAAGAATACCATACCCTGTATTAAAATAAAGATTTTTAATATTTACTGTTACTGCGCCTAAATTCCATTTATAACTTGATTCAAGTAAGTTTATAACCCGATGATAGCCTATTCCATATATATTTTTCCCTACAGTTACTCCTTCCTCTACCATATCTGTTATCCCTGTTTTAAGGTAAACGGACGAACCCGCAAGAGTTAATGCCTTTTGAAATGTTGCAATAGGATTTTCTTTTGTGCCATCACCAGTGGTATCATTACCATCGGTGGCTACCCATATAGCATCTGCTACTTCTTCCGGCACTCCGAAATATGTATTTGCCTTCTCTAATCCTGCGCCCGATTCAGCTATTTTAGCCATGTAAATCTCAAGAACTCTCGGCTCATAAATTTCATTATCGTCAACAACAATTCTGGCTTCATGCTTACAGAATATCTTATTTTCATAATCAATATTCTGAAATAATGAAACAATGGGTATCGCATTTGGAGTCCCTCCCGCATCATATAGAAAGTTATTAATATCAGCAGCTATTAAATAAGCATCCCCAACAGGAGCAGAAATTGTGGCTGCTGATTTATACGGGAATCCCTTCGTCCAATCATCAGTAAAATCATAATCCGTTATCAGAAAGTGTCGATCATTTACGGATTTATCCTCGAAGTAATAACTGCCTCCATCTTCTATGATTGTCCCATCAAGAAAAAATAAACTTCGGTTCGTCCAGTATGTACTCCACGACTGACCAGCCTTTTTTGCTCCAAAGCTGTTAAGGGTATTAAGCCGATTTAGTGTATTCAATCTCATAAGAAATACATTTATTCAGTTGGCGTTGGAGTAGTAGTAGTTGGGTCAATATCATCATAGTAGCATGCTGTGGCTATGTTTGCCTGGCCACCCCGGACTGCAACTTTTTGCCCTGGCTCAATAGGAAGATATATCTCTCCAAGAGCAGGAACAGCAGCGTCATTCGTTGTCCCCGCAGTTGGGTTAGCACCTATTTTTATACGCAGGAGGTTATCAAGTGAGACGATCCTGACCACATATCCATTAATAGCCTTGCTCTGAGTTGAAGCAGCTGTTCCGTCAACATCATGAGGAAATGCAAGCTTCATGAGCGGCATGGGTTTCAGGTCATCGTCTTTATCTAAAAGCTTTTTTAAGTATCCCATGACTTTAATTATTTATTATGTTTTTATCCCTTTCAGGACGAATATCTTTCCGGAGCCATGCTTTAGTTCAACAATCTCTTCCGGCAACACTATTGAACCATACCTTTCCTTTACCTGCTCTGCATTATCGAACTTACGAACATGCGAACCTCCCAGGTAGCTGGGTACACTAAGGATAACTTCTTTACCCCTCGGTATCTTGGCAAGGAGTTGCTTGTCCTCATTAAGATGTTCAAGGATCTCGATAAGAACATACTTGTCTGCTTGTGGCATAGTGAAGCCGTTCAGGATGTTTGTACAGACAAGCGATACCTTAAAAGCATCTTTCCTCTTTGACAATAGATCACATGCTTTGCTTATTGCGACAGGGGAAATATCTATACCCGTATATCCGGTTACATCCTTATCAAGCAATAGCTCCATAAGCTGACCAGGGCCACAACCTATATCGCAAACCATATCAACACCGTTGATATAAGAAGCTGCATGTTCCCATATTTTCAGGTGTGGACTTTTTGAATAGTGCCTGGAATAATGCCTGTCCTTATTGGCATATATTTTATTGGCATCTTCCCTTATGAGCTCCGGGTTTACGTTGTTTACCCGATAGTCCAGGCCAAACTTCTCAGCAAGAAAAGAATGATCAATGACTATCTTTTCCCGGTACTCTTCCATCTTTGATATTATCCAATCTTCGTTTTCAAGGATCATTGCCAGCGCTTTCTGTACGGCAGGCGCTTGCTTGGGAAAGAAGTTGACAAGTGGCAGAGGATCTGGAAACAACAGTAGTGCAGTGAGCATCTTGTTATATATAAGTATCTCTGAGCCTATGGGCCTGGCATCTTTTTTAAATTTGAATATATGTGCCGTCTCAATGTCCGGGGCCAGAATACAACTGCCTCCGAAAAGCCAGCTCTTAAGGCTAATCATGGGCTCAAGTGTGCCCCACCGTCTGTGACCGGCCCATCCGTCAATATATTCGTACCAGGATTTTTTTACTCCATAGAATGCACCCAGGACACATGGTATCTCAAAGGGCTCTGTGTCATTCCTCCTTGGCAGCCACCGGGCCTCAAGGATAGAGCGGAAATTCTCAGGCACCCGTCCTGGATTGGAGGTCTCATCATGATATATCAGTATTGTAGCTCCGTTCATTATCGGAGAGTTCCTCCGGTATTCTATATCCATATTATCAAGAGCGGGCTTCCCGCACTTGATACATTTCCCGTCAATGATCTCCTCATTATGACACCTGGAATGCTTGTTTATCTTGATACACTTGGAGGCTATGAGTGATTTCGGATAATTCTGAATATGACGGAGCATCTTTGAGGCCCAGCCATTTTTCATAAAGCGTATATCATCACCCATAAGGATGATATTCTCATACTTCGCCTCTGCAACTCCTGTGTCAAAGGCAGCACCCACCCCCTTAGAGAATGGGTGCCTTATAACCTTTGCTTCTTCCAGGGAAAGAGGCTCGTCGGAACCGTCATCAACAACAATGATCTCATAAGGAGACACATCAATAGTATCTGCTATCTGAGAGATCGTGGTCTGAATCAACTCCTCTCCGTCATTATGATATGGTATCACAAAACTTAACATGCCAAACAGTATTTACTCTGTCGGAGTCGGAGTCGGAGTCGGAGTCGGAGTCGGAGTCGTAGTAGTAGTCGTATCGGTATTATTCACCTCATTAGCCTCAATGTAGGTTATATGGACCGCTACCCTGCCCTGTACCATATTAGACCAGTTAGCTCCAGGGGTAACACCTACATAGACTTTGGAGGCCGAAGCACTTGGAGCAACATTCAGTACTCCGGTATGTGCAACACAGGCAACGGCATTCCTGGAAAGGATGGATGTATCTGCAATAAATTGAGCTCCAGTACTGGCATTTCCTACTTCCGCAACAAGGGTTGACAGGGAGTGTTCAAAACCCACCTCTGTATGAAGCTTGACATCAAGCACTCTTGCAAGAGCCGGGATTATCTCTCCCAGGTCAATATTCTGCTGAGAAGTGTTGGCTGCCGAAGTAAAATTGAAATCACATCCGGCTACTCCGGGTGCTCCGATGGTAAGCTTGATGGTCTTTATGTTAGAGAAGTTTGCGCCATTAAGCTGCAGTTGCGATGCTCCTACTCCGAGCCATGCGGAAAATTCATGCCGGAGTGAGCGTAAGAGGATCTTAGGGTCCCATTTTTTGATTTTTATATCCTGTCCAATCTGCATCGTAGTAAGTATTAAATTGTTAGTACTATGTTGATAATGCCATTAAAGCTTGTGTATGATGCTCTAAGGCAATAGCCGCCTTGTCTCCATAACCCAATATGCTAAGCACCTTGGCGGTGCAGAGCCAGGTCAGGGTATCAGCGAGTATATCTTCGAGTTCTTCAGGTAGGGTCGTTTTTATGTATAGTGCTGTTGGTGTAGGTGGGGATGTTATGTTTTCTTCCACTTTCCCGCACTCGAAATATCTTCCTATGGTCGCACCTCCGTCAAGGGTTGTGCGAACGATAGCAACGGCTGGTCGTGCAAGACCGGCCTTTATGTATTCATTCTCCTGGATCTTATATTGCGGGTCCTCTGCGGAGATAGCTTTCCTGACAGATTTTTTCCATTGAGGGTATTTGATCTCATACAGCCTTACATAGTCTGATGGCACGGGTATATATGCCTTGTCATTAAGAAATGTTGTCTCTGCTGTTGGGATGGCCGTAGGAGAGAGAAGATGCAAGGGAGCCCTCTCAAGTACCTCCCTTGCGCTTTCATCCAGCATAGGGCCGATATAATCATCAAACGGAAGTCCTATATCCCCTGGGGAGAACTCATCCAGTTTAACCTTTACTATATTTATCAGTGCGGCCCTTTCCATTGCTTATACGAGCTCTGTGAATTTTATTCCCTTCTTAACTGCCTGGGCCTTCACCATGATAGTGTTATTAAGCTGTGAAGGTCTCAGGTCCTCATACCTGGATAGCATGTAGTTTCTTGCATCCTGCAGGTTGGTTATACCAGGTACCTCCTCGAGATCCTCCCCTGGTTCTTTCTTCTTCTCTGCAGGCTTGACAGTCTTTTTCTTTTCAGCAGGTTCGGATTCTCCTTCTGATCTGATACATACGAATGATGTTCCGTTACCCCTGTCACTGTCCATAGCCTCGACAACCTTGGGGTCCTCTGTTACATAGATTCCGTTGATCCTGGGTTGCAGGCTTCCGCCTCTGAACTGGATCAGCCTCTTTACTCCATCTACAAGGACATAAGTGTCTAATTCTTTATAGACGAGTGAACGATAAGTCTTTCTGATACTCATTTCTTCATGTGTTTATTAATACTATAGGAGAAAAGGGGAGAATGGTTACTCCCCTTTCATTATTAGCATCTAAGCTTTCGGAGATATAATGGCGTGAGTGTCGGGATAACGAGTTATGACGGCACTGGCTTCCATAATAACTACCGCATCGGCAAGTCTCTGTCCTGATTTGATAAGATCAAGGGTAGTGATCTGCATGGGCTTCCAGGTGTGTTTCTCAATATTGTTTATATCAAGCACGATACCTTTGTCAGTCCATCCGGCAAATGAAAGCATCGGATGACGTTTGAAGAGCAGAATCCCGTGATTGGTCTCTATCTTATTGAAGCGGACACCATAAACGACCTCGGTATTCTTGGCCTCGATCTGCTTGAGGATAGTATCAACCTTCATCAGGTTAGCCATAAGACCATCACCTCCAAAGAGCAGCCTGGTATCGCTACCACTGTTTCCTTCAAATATTGATCTGTTCCAGTCAACGAAAGTGGTATTGTCTATAGTCCTGTCAAGGCCACCGGTACCATATTCCAGAGATTTGGTTATATAGCGGGTTACCCCACCGGTGGTGTACCTCTCTTTGGCTGCTGTTACGTCATTAAATTTGGATTTATAGCCAAACAGGAATGAGTGCTCCATAGAAGCTCTCATATCATAGATATTCTGAGCCTCATAATCCGTGAAGTTCCAGTCAACCTCTTTTGCATGCTCCCTCTGGAAACGGCCTTCTTCAACCTGCGCCATGAATATCTGCACGTAGTTGTTTGTCTTAACAGGCACGATAGCATAGGGTGAGTGCTGTGCGTCAAGTTCGTTCTTGGCAGGTCCCATCCTCACAAGCCTTGTGTCTGCCGGGATTGTGGCAGGGATGATCAGTGAGCCCTCTGTGGAACCTGATCCTGCTGTCCCATTAAGAGGCTGTATCTTAATGGTATTCCCAGACACGTTCTTTGAGACAACAAAACATACAAGATCCTTGCTGTCTGACCCTGCGATACCATTTACCATAAGAGTATCATCTGCACTCCACATACCAACATTATTGACAACGAGGTCATAAGATGTATTACCATCGCCGCCCTTGGTGTACTGTGTGTTGACAGTATCATAGAATGGACGGCTTTCAACGGCATAGTACTCAGAGATAAATGACTTGATAGACTGCTGGTTGTTTATATTCCTCATGATAGTATCAAGAGGAGTAGCTGCCGGGCGCATCTCACTTACCTTCTTCGAGATGTAGTTCACGTCCAGATCGGCTGATCCGGCTTTTACCTGTTCCATAGTTACCGTTCCCGAACCATCAGGAGCTCCGGTGACAACGGCTCCGACAAGGGCCATCGTTATACCGGCTATATAAAGTGTTGATAATGCTGCCAGAACAGCCATCACCACCGCCAGTCCAAATAGTTTGGTTGCGATATTGAATAAATTATACTTTTTCATTCTTTCTTGTTTTAAATGTTAATACCTAATTATCATAGAGTTAAATAACCTTTTTGCTATTTACCCTCTCTATTACTCCATCAAGCCAGGTAGGTGCGGATTTCACCGGTTCCGGTTCATTGGAGGTCTTTGAGAGTTTCGGCAGTCCGTCTCCTTTCTTCTCCGGTGCCTCTTTCTGCGCCACAATAATCTTGTTGCGCTCTGCGGCTGCGGCTTTCTCTTTCTCTTTGGAGACTTCCTGTTCGTAGTTGAATGCCCTTTTCATGGCAAGAAGTGTTTCCTTGGATATGTTGCCGGAGTTTATAGCCGAGATCATCTCATCAATCTTGCTGTAAAACTTCTCTGCGGCTTCTTCATCCATGTCGTTCTCCTTGGCGAAGTTGATCATCGTCTCCTGGCTTACTTTGAGGTTGTTGTCCCTCTCTTCCATGAGCTGCCTCCGTCTGGCAAGATCCTCCTCCCTCTTGGTCTTGTTCTTATTCCATACTTCGTAATCTTCATCACCCTCCTGTGGGGTGAAATCGTCAGGGGAGAAATGCCTTGCAATGGCAGCCCGGAAGGTGCTTCCGTTAAGCCAGTCCCTTATTGCGTCACCAACGGCAGGCTCGGCTTCAAATCCGGCCATGAGCTTGCTGTTGACCTTTACTGCCCGGTCCTTGTACTGTTCAAGCTCTTCTAAGTGCTCATCCAGGGCAGTATCGTAATCCTCATCTTTCTCAAACTTCCTGTCAGGGAATGCCTTCGTAAGCTTATCTGCGTACCGGTGTTTCTTAACTTCACTCTTCTCGGCTCCCTCGGGAGCTTCATCACCGGACACATCAGTGGCTTCTTTCTTCTTGGGTTTATCCTGGGCCTTCTCAGCCTTTACGGAAGTATCTTTTGGTTTCTCTGTGCTTTCAGCCTTTTGGGTATTACCATCAGGGGCTGACTGCAATGGGTTATTAACAGATCCGGCTTCTCCTGACGAGGATATTCCAGCCGACTGACCTGCTGAACTTGCTGCTCCTTCTGCCATAATTATCTGATTTTTAGTTTATCATTAAATGCTATAACATTATAGTATCATCAGCATTCAAATCTATGTATATAGTTGATAAACTATTTGATTAATAAACTACAAGTGTTGTTTATTAGTCCTATATTTGCTATAAGATTGTAGCATTATGGGTAAGACGAGAGAGACAAAGACCCACAAGAGACATGAAGAGATATTCGAGGAGTATGAGAAAGCCCATGCTGAGTTCCTGGCTAAGTTCAAAGAACATGCACCGTACACCAGCAAGAAACATTTGTATGAGGAGGTTGCATTTCGGCTTGGCTGGTCAGTAGGCCATGTCTATCATGTGGTTAACAACATGCTTAAGAACAGGAAGTAACAGGTTTTACTGATATGACCAAAGAAGAGATTACAGCTATTATCGAGGAGAATAGTAAAAGGAATGCTGTCCTTCATTCTTACTATAATCCGGTCACCGGTGAGGGTTCTCCACTGGAGAGAAAGCTTGTAGTCTTTACAGCACAGGGCAATAAGCTGTGGTATTATATCCCTGCCAGCATGTATGACGAAAATGAAAAGCTTTTCGATGTCTTAAACAGGCAGGGTTCTGTCGAAAAGTTCCTCAGGAAACTTGATCTGCCGGTGACACCGCAATCTATTGAGGGCTTTATCAAGGGCATAAGTAACATAAGGGAGAGGTATGATTTCGAGTTCTGGGGTTTCACTAATGCGAAGATCCAGGACAAGAAATCCAAACAGATCATCCCTTTCAAGCTCAACTTTCCCCAACGGAAATACCTTGCGGAGCTCGAAAAGATGCGCCTGGCCGATGAGCCCATACGTGCAATCATTGACAAAGCCCGTCAGTGGGGAGGGTCAACGATGACGGAGATATACATGGCCTGGATACAGATAGTTCACAAGACAGGGTGGCACAGTGTTGTCATTGCCGATGTTGAGAACCAGGCACGTAACATACGTGGTATGTACACACGCCTGGCAAAGAACTACCCTGAAGAAGCAGGAGGAGAGATAGTACTTGTGCCATACGAAGGCTCCACAAACTGCCGGATGATCAGGGAGAGGGAGTGTATAATCGGGGTAGGGTCAGCTCAAAAGCCAGAGAACCTTCGTTCATACGATATCGCAATGGCGCACCTTAGCGAGGTAGGTTCCTTTAAGGCAACGCTCGGTAAGACTCCGGAAGACCTTGTTCAGAATATCAGGGGCAGTATCCCCGATGTACCTTATTCCCTTGAGATACTTGAGTCAACAGCCAAGGGTGTTGGTAACTTTTTCCACAGGGAGTGGACTGCGGCTATTGAAGGAAGGAGTGGTTATGTTCCGGTGTTTATCCCCTGGTACGAGATAGAGATGTACCAGAAGCCTATAGGTAACCTCCATGAGTTTATTACATGGATGAAGGCAGATGCTTATGCCTCTTACCTATGGAACCTTGGGGCCACATTGGAAGGCATCAAATGGTACACAGACTTCAAAAGACGAAAGAACTATGATGACTGGCGTATGATGTCGGAATTTCCGAGTACATGGGAGGAGAGCTTTCAATATACCGGAGCCAGGGTATTCAGTCCGCAGTATGTTCAGAATGCCCGCAAAAATTGTATTGAGCCGGAGTTCAGAGGAGATATCTTCGCTGATTCATCAAAGGGGAGGGGAGCCTTCAGGAATGTCGAGTTTCGTCAGACACCTAATGGGGACCTTTATATATGGGGACTGCCGGACAAAACTGAGAATATAACCAACAGGTATGCTGTCGTCGTTGACATAGGAGGCAGGACACATAAGGCCGACTGGTCAGTGATAAAAGTCATTGATCGGTACTGGATGAAAGATGGAGGCAAGCCAGAGGTTGTTGCAGTATGGGCTGGCCATCTCGATCAGGATCTTGTCTCGTGGAAGGCCGCACAGATAGCATCATTCTATAATAATGCTCTCCTTGTGATAGAGTTCAATAGCCTGGACAAGGAAGAGATCGAAGGAAGTGAAGGCGACCACTCCCTGACAGTACTTGATGAGATAGTGAGATTTTATCGTAACATCTATGCCAGATCCGATCCAGAGAAGGTAAGACATGGACTGCCCGTGAGATATGGGTTCTTTACCGACCGCTCCACGAAGCCTATGGTGATAGATGAGCTTAATGGAGCCCTGAGGGAAGGTGCATATATAGAGAGAGACCGTAGGGCCTGTGATGAGATGGATACCTATGAAGTAAAACCCAATGGCAGATACGGTGCAGCCGAAGGATGCCATGATGATCATGTCATGGCAACGGCAATAGGGGTATGGATCTGTTTCAAATATATGCCGACACCTAAGGTGGCCACAGGATCAGAAAGTGTGATTAACAGAACAATAGTATCGGAGGCAAGCTTATGAACGAATTAAAACAACAAATCATTGATTACTGGCTTGATCAGTACCGGGCCAAAGGATGGCCTTTCATATCGAGGTTAAAGATAGCTCAAGCCCTCGACCGGGATATCAACGAGGCACTCAGGGAGCTGGCAAGGGAGAAGAAGGTCATTCTAAAACGCAGCATCAACGGTGTTGTTGTTGTGTATGTTGGTGACACACAGATACTAAACGAGATTGAACAATATATAAACTGATAGCTATGGGTAACATCTTTATTGACATCTGGACAAGGATCAAAATTGACTTTATGGAATATCGCCAGCACCTCACGGATCGCTGGAGCCTGAAGCGAGAGACAAGGAATATTAACAGGGCTATTTACAGGGCAAGAATCCGCAACAAGGAGGACGGCAGGACTTATTATGTCCTCCGGGATGCCAGAGGAGTGTATAGCGCACTTAATAGCGATGAGGTCAAGTTATGGACATCCAGGGGCGTGTTTCGTAAGATGAACTATACAGAACTGCTCCGTACAGCAGTAGATATTGTCACAAGCAATGAGATAATAAGAGATCAATATAACCAACAACAACTTAAAAAAGAAAGCCATGAATGAGATTACAAAAGAAAAGGTAGTCATAGCCGTAAGCAATGCCCAGGACGATGAGAAGCTGATGAACGTGATCGTTGCGAAGCAGTTTGACGCTGATCCGGTCCATCTGACCTATATGCGCAACCCCAAATACTGGAACAGAATACCCGAAAGGGTCTGGTTGCAGTTCAAGGATTGGATGTACTCAGGGAAAAAACTCAAGGACTACAAGCCCCCGGCGACTCAGCCGGAAGAGAAAGAGCCGGTGAAAAAGGAAGCTCCCGCTAATGAGAGCAAGCAAGAGCCGGTTATCCGGGCCAAACCCGGGGCGAAAGAGATCAGGGATAAACTTTTGAAAGAAAGTAAGAAGAGAGAGGCCGTGTCCGAGGGAGCAAAGAAATTCCTTAAAGAAGAAGCTGCCAGGAAAGAGAAACAGACCGACACCAAGGCAGGGGAAGAGTCAAAGAAGGAAGCACTGTTTGAGGGCTTCCTTGTAAGTCCATTAGATCAAGGGGCGTTGCTAAATGAAATACTTCATGGCGCAACATCAAAGGATGCCCTGACAACAAAGATAGGGCTGGAGATCGAGGTAAGAATACGGTTAAAGAGGTAATGCTATGAGTAGATTAAACAACCGAGTAATGCTTACGGGGAATGTTGGCAAAGATCCGGAAGTGACCTATAATGCCAATAATACAGTTGTCGCCAAGATGGTACTTGCCACCAATGACGGATACAAAGACCGCTCCGGTCAGTGGAATGATAAAACGACCTGGCACAACCTGTCATGTTGGGGTGAGCTGGCAAAACGTGCCGAGAGGCTTATCCAGAAAGGAACTAACATCTCCCTTGACGGCAAGCTGGCTGTTGATATATGGACAGACAACAATGGCGAGAAGCACTATTTCACCTATGTCCTGGTTGACGAGTGCCGTGTTAACACCGGAGGTAAGAAGCAGGAATATGATGCCTATAATGAAATAACAGATCTGCCATGAATATGAACTTCGGAGTAGTCAGAAACAAAAACCAGGTCCTTGAACTTGTTGAAAGGATAAAGCAGATGCGATTGCCCTTTAAGTACGCATTCCAAGATATCTATCCCACCAGGTCACTGGAAAGCAATAAGTATTATTGGGGCGTTGTATTGAAGTTTATCTCAGAAGCCACCGGTCATTCTCCTATGGAGATACATGAAGCTTACAAGCAAAAATTCCTGATCCAGTATGACTTCATCTATCATCCTCTGCATTGTCAGTATATGTTCTGGATTGAGCCTACAGCATCCACAGCAAAGCTTGACGAGAAGCAGATATGGGATTATATCTTCCAAGTTCGTGCAGATGCCGAGCTCGAGCTTCATATAACTATCCCGCTCCCTAATGAGGCTTTCGTTCCAGAGCTAGACTTCGATCATGATAAGGTAGAACATAAGAGGCTATGACAGCAGAAGAAAAAGATATAGCTCTCAGTCTTGCAACCTGTGTTTATCTGCCCGGGAGCTTTGAGAAGAAGTTTGCCCGTTTCCTTGCCTCTGTCGCCAGGGATTCTCCGGAGAAAGTGCTTACCGAGAGACAGAGGGCATGGATGTACTCGCAACTACGAAGGTATCGCCGGCAGATACCGGAGACATATAAGAAGTATTGTCACAATGAATAAACAAATCACTATTATGAAAAAGATTTTATTTCTCTTGGCAGCTCTCTTAATGACAGCCTGCCTTTCAGGATGCGCATATCAGATGTATCATGCGAGAAACTTCAAGCCTGTAAGCAAAAAAGATTACGGGTGTAGGACATGGAGTGATAATCACCATGCCAAAAATACCATGAAGTATTACTACAAGCTTCGGTGATGGAAAAGAAACGTTCATTCGTGGGGCATATTATCTCTGGTGGACCCGTCACGGTACAGGAAGCAAAGAAAGCCGGACTGATAAAGAAAGATCCAGAGGAAAAGAAACCTAAAAACAAGAAAGATGGGAAAGAACATAGTAGTAGTTGATATTGACGGCACCCTCTCCCGGCCAGGGGAAAGGCTGAAGTATATCAAGCAGGAGCCAAAAGATTGGGACGCATTCTATGAGGATTGCTTTGAGGACGAGCCGATATATCCTATACTTGAATTAGTCGTAAGGCTCGAGAAAGCGGGATATCTGATTTTATTCTGCACAGGAAGGAGGGAGTGTTGCCGGAAAAAGACCGAGTTCTGGTTTTACCAAAATATGAGAGAGCTGTGCGATCATACTCTTCTTATGAGAAAAGATGGTGATGAGAGAGAAGATACAGAGGTGAAACCAGAGCTTCTTCATGATCTTTTCAATAGGAGTCTTATGACAAAGGACGATGTTGCTTTAATCCTGGAGGATCGCAGCTCAATGGTCAAGAAATGGAGAGAGCTTGGATATACCTGCCTTCAGGTTGCCGAGGGAGACTTTTAATCACATAACCATCACATAATATGATGAAATGGATTTCGATCAAGGATAAGCTTCCTGAATACAAAAAAGGAGAGGAGCAAATATTCATTGTAGCGGGGATTGACCCATACGATAGCAACAAATATGTCCATTGGGCCGAGGCCTATGCCTATGGATATACTGCTGATTCTGATAGAATCTTCAGTATCCCAGGATGGAGCCGTATGGGAGTAACGCATTACATGCCTTTACCAAATCATCCAGATAAATGCTCACCCGATCCCAAATAGACCGGAGACTTGACCAGATCAAATCCTGGTACTGGAACCACTGGCCCCTGTGTATATTTTGTGGACATGAGATACGAAGGAAGGAGGGAGGTCAGTTGGCTCATCTTATCAGACGGTCATACTCGGTGGAACTGCAGACGGTGAAGCTAAACACAGGGCTGGCCCATCACTCATGTCATGAGATCTTCGATAATGAACCATCCCAGGCTATTTATTTGCCCCGTATCCTTGAGTGTCTATATATTATCTATTTGCTCGATGAGAATTATTTCTACCGGATAGCCGGCGATTATGAGCCATTGGCTATTGCTCTGCAGTTATTTCCTTCCGTGCCATACCGGGATATAGAACATCATGGAGAACTGATAACACTACAATATCTTATACAATGAAAATACAATATGCCAATGAAAAATTATCAAAACCTAAAACTTATCGTTAACCACGATTACGCTTCCTTTAATGTATCAATATATGGTCAGGTCATTGATGGTACAAGACTTTTCATAATTGGAGCAGAGGACGGGAGGATAGTTGAGCAGGAGGTCACTGCGGAAAACGAGCTAGCCTTGAAAACATTTAAGCCATTACTGACAATGAGTGAGTTCATATTTAACTCCTTCCTTAAAGCAGTGGTTGAATATGCAAATAACGTCCCAATCAAAACAAGAGATGAGAGCCTTATTGAGGGTAAGCTCCTTGCGACAGAGAAGCACCTGGAGGATATGAGGGAGTTCAGTAAGAAGTTATTAGAGTCTATTATAAAAACAACCAGAAATGAAAATAATTGACAGATTGCTCTTAAAATTTGGCTACATCAAGTTAAACGATGGCG